AAAGCAGCCTTTAAAGTAGAAAGATGTCCTGAAGGAAAATGGAAGAAGCATGATTGATAAACCGATAATTCAGAAACTAGCTACAAAATACAACCTACCGTTAAAGGTAGTAGAAGAAATCGTCTTCTATCAGTTTAAGTATGTAGCTTTAGTTATGAAGAATGGGAGTTTTGACTCGATTAGGCTCCCATACTTTGGTAAATTTTGGGCAAAACAAGGCAGGATTGACCATTTGAATCGTAAATCAGAGAACAAAAAGAAAAGAAAAGCTGATGAAGAACTTAATTGAATTAACTGGGGCCAACTCTGTAACCCCAAGTCCATATGCTCTAGCTATTGCTGAGTTTTCAAAACTAACAACAGCTGAACTGGCATTTGTGTACCTATTCTGCGACTATCGATCCCCATATGCATTCTATGAAGTGCTGGAACGAAGTAGAGTTTTAGAAAAAGAAATGGGGGTTAAACTCTCCCCTAAGTTAAGAGCTGGTATTGACAAGTATAATCAGCTATCTGAAACACATGCAGTTGGATTATTAAAAGCTGCTCGAGAATCAGTGCAGAAATTAAAGAGATACTTCAATGAAGTAGACTTAACTTTAACTGATGAGAATGGGAAGCTACTTTATAGTGCTAAAGATTTGATTACCAACTTAAAACAAATTGGGGAGGTAGTGGACGGTCTTCAAAACTTAGAGGACCTGGTTAAAAAAGAACAATCAAAAGACAGCGTCAACCGTGCTGGTGTTGAATCAACTAAATACAATACATAATATGCTAAATAGGCCAATAGTTATCAAAGTTTTAGAGTTAACTAAAGAAGATGTTGAATCTAAACAACAAGCACTAGATTTAGGACTCCCTATGCCAGAGGTATTTGGGAAAGAAACAGATGCTTACTTCTATTCTATAGATGTATTACTTACTCATCCAGAAGCTCCAGATATGACTATCATTATATCAAAGGGAGAAGAATTTGCAACTTATGCTACTATTGAAGATATAGTGACAGCAATTAAAGAGGCTCAGAAATAAGCTTATGTTTAAAGATTCTCATCTATTTAGTCCTGCAGCTAACTACTTTTTAGAGCACGGTTATTATACTGATGCTTTACCTGGTACTAAAGCTTATTTTGATTTTTGGGATGAAGAAAAAAGCAGATGTCTTCATGGGTATGAGGTAAACGGAGTTAGAATAACTGGGTACCACTACTTTTATCTGAACTACTGCCCAATCGATAGAGCTATTGATCAGGAACTTGATGACGGTACAGTTATCGCTGTTCGTGAGAGAACATTCCCTGCATTTTATGACGGGGACTTTGAGTTTTTTACTGCTATAGATGATTGTCGTAAGACAAACAAACATATGGTGGTACTAAAAGCTCGTCGTAAAGGTTACTCTTATAAGGCTGGTTCAATGATGGCCAGAAACTACTTCCACCTTAGAAATTCTAAGAACTTCGTTTTTGCATCTGATAAACAGTACATTATCGGGGATGGTATCCTATCAAAGACTTGGGACTTCATATCATTTATAGATGACCATACTGCATGGACTCAACCTCGACTGATCGATAGAGAACTACACAAACAAGCCGGATACAAAAAGAAAGTAAATGGTGCCGATGTAGCTCTTGGAATAAAAAGCCAGATAATGGGGGTCAGCTTGAAAGATAACCCGGATAAAGTTCGTGGTAAAGCTGGGGAATTAATTTTCTTCGAAGAAGCAGGTTCATTCTCAGGACTTCTAAAGTCTTGGGAGGTAGCCATGCCTACTATGAAACAAGGTTCTAAAACTCTTGGGGTAATGGTAGCATTCGGTACAGGTGGGGAAGAAGGAGAAGGATTTGATGGATTAGAAGAATTGTTTTATCACCCAGAAGCTTACAATTGTAAAGCATTTGAGAACGAGTGGGATGACGGGGCATTTGGAACACACTGTGGATTCTTTGTCCCTATCTACAAAAACTTAGATGGCTTTATAGATAAAGATGGGAATAGTTTAGTGGCTGAAGCTATTGAATATGAAGAGACTCAACGAGAGCTTAAACGTAAGGGTAACGATGCTAAAGCATTTGACCAGTACATTGCCGAACACCCATTCAATCCTAGAGAGGCTAGACTCCAGGTTACCTCTAACATGTTCGATATTACTTCGTTAAAAGAACAGTATAATAAAGTAATAGCCAACGACTTACATAAGATTGGGGTAGTTGGGGAGATGTATTATAATACTCACGGTAAAACTGACTTTAAGCCTAATGCTAATCTTAAACCTATTATTAAGTTCCCACATAGGAAAGATGATGATTTAACCGGGGCCGTAGTTGTCTATGAACCTCCATTTAAAGATGCTCAAGATAAAACTCCTGCAAATCTTTATATCATTTGTCATGACCCATATGCTCACGGATCCAGTACATCTGGTACATCACTCGGCTCTGCTTATGTAATTAAACTCCCAAACAACTTATCTCGTCCAGATGATATTATTGTTGCATCGTATGTGGGGAGACCAGCTACTCAAGATGATTACAATAGAAACTTGTTTATGTTGGCTGAGTACTACAATGCTAAGATAGGATTTGAAAATGACCGAGGAGAAGTTATCCCATATGCTAAACGATTCAAAAAGATGCACTTACTGCAGGAAGAGTTTGAGATGTTGGATAAAAAAGAGCTTCGAAGTCGTAAGGTAAAACGACAGTATGGTATGCACATGACCACTGAACGTAAGAACCAGGGAGAAATTTATATAAGAGATTGGCTAGTTAATTCACGTGGACAGGACGAAGATGGAGAATATACCTTAAATTTACATAAGATTTATGACCCAGCTTTATTACAAGAGCTCATGAAGTTTAACAAAAAGGGAAACTTTGACCGAGCAATGTCTTTAATGGTGGGAATGTATCACATGAAAGAGAAGTACAATAGTCAGACGTACTATATTGAGGATAATTCTCAGAATGAGTGGTTTGATAAAATGTACAAATAAAAGGCTCTACTAATGTGATATATTAAATAAGAAGGATAAATCTAATATAATTCAGACCTTAAGTAAAAGAAAAGTAATTTTGTAGTAATGTTCGGACAAGCCTCAATTCCAAAACAAAGAATACCTCGTTCTCAGAAAGATGAGAAATGGGGTAGAGAATGCGTAGATGCATTTATCAACTTATCTAAATTCGGATTAAGTGAACGTCGTAGTTACCTTAAATCTTTATACGATTACTACAATGGAGTAATTGATGAAGAAGACTACAACTATGTCCTTAAACCTTACGGAAAGACGAGATCTAACTTCCCATCTAAGCTTCGTAACTACAACATTATCAAGCCAATAGTAGATTTGCTATTAGGGGAGAAGTCTAAAAGAAGTTTAGATTATACAGTAACAGTACAAAATTCAGACAGTGTTAGCATAAAAGAAGAGGCTCTTAAAGCTGCACTTATGACTACTATTAGATCTCAATTTCTTGCTGAGCTGGCTAAGTCTCAGAACTTAGATGTGCCAGTAGAAGAGGTCCCTCTACCTAAGCAAGTTATCGAAGAGTTCAATCGTAACTATGTAGATAGCCGAGCAATTAAAGGTCAGGCAGGTCTGAACTACATCATGTACTTTAATGAGATTTTCGATAAATTTCAAAAGCAGTGGTTCCACTTTCTTATAGCTGGGGAGTGTTACTCTCACAAAGGAGTTAGAAGAAACGAACCATTCTATGAGGTAGTTAACCCATTAGATGTAGACTTTGATAAAGATCCAGACACAGACTTTGTAGAAGATGCTGACTGGGCTATTATTAGAAAGTTTGCTCACGGCTCATCTATCATCGATGCTTATGGGGAGTATCTGTCAGAAGAACAAGTACTTGAATTAGAGAATCCAAAGCACACTGCTGCAGAAGCTTACTTGCTTTACCGTGCAGAAGCTACAGGTTCAGACGATAATATTTATAGAAACAGACTTATCGAGGTAGTAACCATCTACTGGAAGTCTAGAAAAAGAATCGGATTTGTAACTTATAATGATCCAAACACTGGCTCTGAAGAAATGATTGAGGTTGAAGAACCTTACAAGTTAACACCAGAGTTAAGAGAGCTTGGAGCAAGATTAGAATGGGAGTGGGTAAATGAAGTTTGGGAGGGAACCAGAATTGACAGAGACGTGTATATTAACATGCGTCCAATCCCTAACCAAAGACATAGTTTAGACAACCCATCTATTTGCAAACTACCAATTAATGGAAGAAAATATTCGGATATTAACTCTCAGAATATTTCTTTAGTTAGTCAGGGTATTCCCTACCAACTAAATTACAACATTTATAAATACCGTCTTGAACTGGCTATTGCACGAAGTAAGGATATCATTGCTCAGTTTGACATTAACATGATCCCTAAGAACTGGGATATGGATAAGTTTATGTACTTTGTAGAAGGTACAGGTATTGCTTGGGTAGATTATCAAAAAGAAGGGATGCAGTTATCCCCACAACACCAATCAGTACTTGACATGTCTATCAAGACAATCTCTCAGTACTTAACTCTTCTTGAGTCAATAATGATTGAGTGGGAGAAACTAAGTGGAGTCACCAGACAACGACAAGGAGAAATGGGAGTCCATGAAGGAAAAGCAACAGCTCAGCAAAGCATTGTACAATCTTCGCATATTACTGAAGATTTGTTCAGAAAGTTCTCACACTTTGAGCAAAGAGAACTGCAAGGTTTATTGGATTACTCCAAAGAAGCTTGGATAAATGGTAAAAAAGCAATGTATGTAATGCCTGACGGTTCTATGGATCAGGTAGACATTGACCCTATTACTCACATGGAGTCAGAGTACGGAATATTTGTATCTGATGCCGGTAAAGATATTGAGAAGAAACAGAAGATTGAAGGACTAGCTCAGGCTATGGTCCAGAATGGAGCTAAGATGTCATCAGTTGTAGACGTGTTTGCTTTGGATAGTTTCTCTCAAATTAAAGACAAAATTGTTCAAGCTGAAAAAGCTGCAGAAGAATTACAGAAAGCACAAGAAGAAGCAGAACGTCAGATGGAGGAGCAAAAACTTGCAGCTCAACAACAGGCTATCCAACAAGCTGCTATCGATAAAGAAAAAGATAGACAACTTGAAATTGAGAAGGCTTTAATTGCTGCAGAAGCATCAGATAAATCTTCAAGTGTAACTCTGGAGAAGATGATGAAAGATTTTGAGATAAAGGAAAGAGAACTTGAGATTAAGCAACGAGAACTTGACATAAAAGCTAGTCAAAGTAATCAATGACAAACGACGATAGAAGACAGATATTAAATAGAGCTAAAGCTCTAAATTACCCTGGGAGTATACTTGAAGTATTTCAAGCTTACTCTCAAGGGGTGGATGTACTATCTGATTTTGAAAGAGAGCAAAGAGCTATGCAGAATCAGCAGGCTCCATTAGTTGCTCAAACTCCTCAAGAACAAAGTCAAGGTTTAATTCCATTCCATCAACAAGGAATGACTAACCAATCTATGGTATTCCCAGATGTTAAACCTGGCCAACCTTTTACCACACAAGGCTTGACTGCCCCAATAGATATGACTAAGGTTGATAATCAAGGGAATGTAGTAGAATCATATAAGTCAGTACAACCA